AATATATTGCTGGGTGTCCTCTTGCCATATGATAAAGTGGTCTACAAAATTAAATGCAGTGATTACTGTATCGTAGTCACTCGCTGGGCCATTGGGCATAAAATCTATTAACATCGTCGCCTCTCCTCTAAGACCTTCTAAGTTTTAAAACCCCTTACCCTGTAAGGGGGTTTTAAAACAAGAAGGTCTAAAAAAAGCCCCGAAGGGCTTTGATTAGTAGTAACCTTCACGAACTTTGTGAAGGACATTAAAGATTTCAGACTCAGTAAAGTGTAAGTCTCTCAGCTTCTGAGCCAACCCCGAATAATCAGGGTTGGGTTTGATGTAAATATAAAGCTGAACAAGAGACTCAATATCTACTTTCTCAGGCCGCGATACGGAAGACATCAGATGTACATACCTTCCGAACAACATCTGAACGCTTCTGCCTCACTGAAGCAATGTTAGGTACAGATCTCTTGCTAGATGCTGGAGCATGAGTAGACCAATCAGTTAGGGTATTGTATACAGCCCACTGGTTGTCGCCCATCTTACTAGCGTACTCGTTCCAAGTCTTAGCCAGATAAGTTAATGTACTATTGATTCGCGGTAACTTATCAAACACTGCTGACCAAGACGCACCACCCTCATTAACTGTAGCCCGTACTAGATCAAGACAACCAGCGGCCTCTGCAAAAATAAACATTGCTTGCTTTTGGGTTACCTGAGTCTGATACATCTGCGCCCAAAGCCCCCGCTCTTTGTCAAAGATATCTATCGACTTGCTGATAGACCTTGCCGCCGCATTGATATCAAGATTCTTTGTGTGTCGAGCCTTGAATAAACCAGCCTCGCCACTGACAAAGACTTGACCATTGAAGCAAGCAGATTGTCGAGCACCAACAGACAACAAGAAAGAGAAAGTACTATTGAGAGAGGTAATACCCAAGAACGTAAGCTCTGCTGTATCACCATCAGGTGTAGCAAAGCTATGCTCTGGTAGCCTGTACTTAACAAACGTAGCCGCACCATTGTGACTGCACTCAATAGTTTCAGTGATGCCGTCAGTGTTTAGATCACTACGCATAATGATTGCACGTTGAGTATCAATCAATTCGCGGGGTGCGACAGGCTTGTAGTTTTTACCGTGAACACCAAGCTCGTCCATAGTATCTGTACGAACTACTGCAACCTTTGATGAATCATACCACTGATCGGTATCATCATTAAAATAAAGCAAGGGTCGGGTTGCCACAGGAAAATCAGCAACACCGTAGCCTTTGCCAGCAAAAGGATCTGCTGGGCGCTCAGTACCAAAGATAGAAATTACATCTGACATAATATGTCTCCAGTTAGTTAAAGGTTTACCGCATCTTGAAGATAGCTGTAATGCACTTGGGATACATGAAAGCCATCCTCAAATCTTTTAGACTTGGTAGCAATTGTATTGCACCAAGTGTTCCATAACTTTTCTGTACCAATGTCGTGACATATAGAAATATAATTCATAACACGACGATTTTTTATAGCTTTAGATTTTATAGACTTAGATAATTTTAAGTCTTTCAAGGGGATACTGTACATCCGTAGGTTGTGAATGTCAATACATCCCACCAATCCTGCGGATAATTGACAAACAAAGCCAGCCTTTGCCATACCTAACCCATCAATCTGCAAGAATACATTCATCAATGACAGGGCTTTGTCATTATCAGATTTGTTTGAATTAAGAACTGCAAGGTATTGAGAATAAATAAATTCTTTACGGGACATGAGAGACTTGTAAGTCTTGGCCTTGTTACCCCATATAAATCTGGAGTTGATGCCATTTAATTTTACGTCTTTGAGTTGATTACCAACAGCATACCACGGCTGTTGAATACTCAACACGACCATAAGTATTACATCAACAAGATTAGAACTAGATATCTTGGAAAATTTTTGTACCTCTGTCGCATGAGTCAAGTACATTTTTTAAGTCCTCAACAGAATCAAAAAAAGAATCATCAGGATACACACCGTGTGTAATAAAATTAAGTTGTGTTTGAGACAGGCGAGGCATAGCCTCACCCGCCGTCATTTTGTTTTTCTGCCAGTTTTCTAACTCTTCAGAAGTAACTGGCAGATCAACAGTTCTAGCTACATTCATATAAACTAAACGAAATTTCATATCAATACGCTACATCTTTTAGCGCCTCCTCATCAGTTTTAGTAGCTTCTGCAAGTTGTCCCTTAAGCTCTTCAATTCTATCAAGTTGATTAGATACTGTAAGCGCCAATAAATCTAGTTTATTAGTAACAGTCTCTTGATATAAAGCCATGATCTGCTCAACCGTCATGTATTCTTGCATAAATGTTGACGGATCAACCTTTTGCTCATCAAAGCAATAGTCAATAATTTCTTCTGGGGTGTGGCCTTCTGCTATAGCAGTATCAATAACATCACTGAGGCCATCAAATTCTATTTCAAACTGACCATCGTAATCGTTAACATCTACTTCCATTTCTACAGTAAAGTAACCAGTAGCGTGTGCCATAGTGTTTTCTCCTTAAGAAACTTTAGAAATTTTACCATCAACCATCGTGACCTGAGCAAAAAATTCGCGCCCGATCCCTGTTATGTGAGGCCGATTAGCCCCAACCAGTACACCATTTGCCCGATACTCTGGGCCAAACATACTCGTTTCAATATATTGCAACTCGTTGCCGATGTTTTCTTTCAATACTTTTTTGCTGGGGTATGCAAACACAATCATATCAATCTCCGTTGTCATCGTCGGTGGTGGGGGGCTTCTTAAGTCTTTAAAACCCCTTACCCTGTAAGGGGGTTTTAAAGACGTAGAAGCCCACTCTAATTTAATCTTTCAAGCCGCCAGTTATCTTTGCCAGTATCTTCTGGTGCATCATCATACTTGGCAACCCGCTGTAGTTCTTTTACTTCAGGAGTAAGATCCCAAGAGATATCCCAATAACCTTTTTCTTGTATCTTATTTTTCATGTTGATAAACATTATTAACTCCATCCTATCTGTTGGAGTTTCAGCAAATTTATTTAAATGAGAGATGCGCCGTTCAATCCATTCACAATCCCAACTGCTTTTATATTCATGGTCTTCATTACCATAGCGCAAACAAAATTCGTTCTTATCTCCAAGGCTATGCCTGTAATACCAAACATCATAGGAATCAACAGGGCCAGTAATGCTAAATAAATAATCTTCTACGGGATGACCACACTCATTTTTCCACAGCATAATATCCTCCAAGGTGTATAGTGGGCTTTCTCCTGTTAGCTATTTGGCGGGGTTCTGGCGCTACCCAACCCACTATACATCCCGCAAAAAAAAGAGGGAGCCGAAGCTCCCTAAAATCCCCCACAATTAGCGGAGTTTTAACAGACAGAAATCACCATCATTGTTAATTTTGTAGAAGCTATATCGCCCCTTGAGATGGTTTGCCGCCGCCGCTTGAGTTCTTTGGCGATCAGCTTTTGGTACAACAAACCACTCTAGTGGTTGCATTCGCTCAAACCTTTCTCGCCAAGGGGAGCGCCGACCACGAATATTAATTGGTTGGGGAGCAGTACCTCTTTGAACAACATGATAGCTTGTGTTACTTTCAGAATCTGCATAACGCATAACAATTTCTCCGTATAAAGTTTAGGGTGAGTGGTTGACTTGTAAGCAGGGCTTACCATTTTAAAGCATAGCGCCAACCAAACTATGCTTCACCCAAGTCCGTTTGGGCCAAAAAAAAACCCCGCCGAAGCGGGGTTATAAAGATTACTTACGAATAGTAATCAGCTTTTTAAACTGAGCAGGAACTCGCTTGGCTTTGAAAAACTTTTGAGCCTCGCCATGAGTCATTTGAATATCTTGCTCGTTATAAAACTTGTACAAGATAGCCTTGAACATACGAGTTGCCATATATGTTTTTGACTTGTCACCTTTGGTGTGCAACAAAGCAAAGTGATATGCAACACCATTGAACTGGCGATAAGAAGCTGGCTTGTTGGGGTCGAGAGTAGAATAGTCGAACTGAGACATAAGCACCTCCAAGTGCAATGAAGTTTAGGTTGGTTGCTAAAGAGCAGAGAACCGGCTGGCAGTCCTCTAAGGGCTTCTAAGTTTTAAAACCCCTTACCCTGTAAGGGGGTTTTAAAACTAAGAATCCCTAAGACCGTCGAGGGTAGCAACACCAAATGTGCCGTCACCGTTCTTACAAAACGTAGTGTAATGCATAAATTTTGTAGGGTTTGCATCAATAATATCTTCAATAACATCATCTAAAGTAGCATCAAATGCAAGTAACAAAGTGTTTGTAAAAAACTTTGGTGTTGAACCGCTGTCGGTCAACTCGTAATTTACAACAGTATGTATTTTTTCGTCAGCCATTTAAATATCCTCGTCGTTAGGAAAACACCTTGCAATTTCTACAAGACCTTTCATGCCTTGAATCAAATCTAAACTTAAGTCCAGATCATCTTCATTAATTCCTTTTCGCATAGCATCTAACGCTGTGTTAAGCCGAAAGTTAATAAAATTTACAACTTCTTGCCGTGTCATCTCGTCAGCCATCGCCGCCTCCTTTAAGACCTTCTAAAGTTTTAAAACCCCTTTACCCTGTAAAGGGGGTTTTAAAACTAGAAGGTCTAAAGCCTCAAGCCTCCAAATAATTTTCAAAGTTATTAACAATCCAAGCTAATGCTTGGCGATGTTCTGGCACTGCGGTTAAATCATACATTGGAAATAATTTTGGAGACTTACCTTGAACTACAACAAAATCATATACTTGTCGCATAGTCCTCAAACTCATTTGAGGAATACCTTCGCCTCGCTCTAAGTTATTAAACTTACTTTCTGACATAAAAATTAAACCAAACTTAGGATGAAAAAACATAATCAACCTCCGGTTGAGGATTTAAAGTTTAAAAAAAACCCCCAGCGTTAGCTGGGGGCTGTGAAGGTTGTGAAGCTCTCTTAAGAGAGCTTCTTGGCGATGAAGGCGACAGTAGCCTGAAGTTCAGCGACTTGAGCCTTCAGAGCTTCTAGCTCTGAAGTCTCAGCGGAAGCCTTCGGCTTCGGTGAAGACTTCTTTGAAGTCTTGGTGGGAGCCTTCTTTGAAGGCTTGGGAGACTCCTTTGGAGTCTCGTCAGTGGTCAGCAAGGCCGTAAAGTTCTTAGGAACTTTACGGGCCTTGAAGAACTTCTGGATCTCGCCATGAGTCAGTTTCTTTCCAGATTCCTCTTGGAATCTGTAAAGAACTGCGGTGTACTTCTTGGTCAGCATGTACGAATCCTCTGGATTCGTAAGCTTCGCAAAGCGATTTGCAATCGCTGAAATCTGTCGAGGGGTAGCCTCTTTAGAGGCTGGGATGTTGCTGAAGTTTGGCTTCGCCATAATCAAATCTCCGATTTGTAAGTTTTGTTGCTCCAGCCAAAGGCTGAAACGGCTTGTCGGGAGAGCCCCAAGTCTTTATAAACTCTCCTCACTACGTGAGGGAGAGTTTTAAAGACTAAGGGATTGCGGCTGGTTTTAAAAATCCTTAGGGATTTTTCACACGTATATGTGAAATCTACAAAAATCTCTGATTTTTATAGATTTTTTAGAAAATCTTTAAAAATTCTTAAGAATTTTTAAAGATTTCAGAGCTGGCAACCAGAGCCTCCAAAGATCTCTAAGATCTTTGGAGGCTCTGGCAGTGGATTTTAGAATACTTTATAGACTAAGGTCTATAAAGTATT